AGAATGAGTATCGGATTAATCGGCGAAGTTTGGAAGCTTCTTAAGTCAAGTATTGAAGCAGGTGACATTGATGGTGCGGCTGAAACATTAGTAAACTATCTTGTAGAAGAAGATTACTCCGCACACGAAATCAAGAACACCTTTAGGGGTGATAAGGATATCAAGGAAGCACTTGATTTTTACTTGGAAACTCCCGAAGACGGTCTTTATCATGAAACCGATGATGATGACTACTTTGATGATTATAGCGACTACAACGACTACGACGACGAAGACGAATATTAATGACCTGGTATAGCAAGGTAACATCTGATTTAAGTCACTTGCCGGACTTTATTTCTCACTACGAGAATGAATTACTTTCGGCAAAAAATGACGTAAAGGTTTATGGTAATGTTGAAAAGAACATTGCTGCGTTACCTGGAATTACGGAGTACCGTTTCAATCAACTTCAAGAGATTGAAGCGGTGCTTCGGTACCTAGAAATTCAACTTAGAAAAATTCGCAGAAAGCATTTTCAAAAGTATCTAGAAAAGTATAATCGTAATCTATCAAGCCGTGACGCTGAAAAGTATGTTGACGGTGAAGATGAAGTTATCGATTATGAAGTATTGATTAACGAAGTGGCCTTGCTTCGCAATAAGTGGACTGGTGTTATTAAGGCATTAGAATCTAAGAACTTTATGTTAGGACATGTAGTCCGACTAAGAACCGCTGGTATGGAAGATATCTCAATTGGGTAACTACATACTTGATTTTTAATCTCTAATAAGTTAGTTTGATAATATGGTAACAATCGCACTAAATCAACCGCTCAAGGCTTTTAAAGCAACTGTAGTAGATAACGATATCTGGGATATCTCTGACATAGAACCAGAAACTCTTGTTCAATTTAAAGTTGATCCATTAGTCCTGAGTTGTTGTCAGTATAGACTTAGCGATCCTAACTCTGAGGACTATAATCCTACCGGCGCATTTACAGCATTATCCCATGGCGCCTCTTATCTTTATGATAAGGTTACAGAGGCTGATTATGATCTGGCTGCTAAGATTCGTAGATATTATCAAGGTAAGTTAGCGTTTGCTAAGTTACGCGGAAGCCAAATGAGCAAATTTAGGCAAGACCTTTCTTCGTTCATTAATATTCAGTGGGATGAAAATACTAAGATTTCTGATTCATACTTTGGTATGCTATATAAGCTTCCTTACTTCTACCATCATGACTTGATTCTTGCGAGTGAGGTTTTTGACACTGAATATCAGGAAATCAATAAGCGCCAAGCGAGTTGGGAAGAGGTTACACTAACCTATATTCGTTCGCTTGATGAAAGACAAAAGAAAAGTCCTAGCATCAAGTATTGGTTCAAGGACAAGCACGAAAATCGTTATAGTGTTAGTATCGAAAAGACTAATTCTCTTATCCCTACTTGGGAACACTTTATTACAAAGCCTATTACTATCAAGGGCGCCTACATTGAAAGGGCGTATGATACATTACACTTCTATCAGGTTAAGCCTGGTTGGAAGATTGTGGCTTGACAAATACACAAAAGGATGTTATAACTTATGAGTGATGAAAAGTTGAAGAATCATATTGATCAGCTTAAGACTAAGCACTATAGGATTCAGCAGGAGATTAATCAACTCATTCATACACATGGACCCGACGATGAAATTAATCGTCTTAAGAAAGAAAAGTTGAGGATTAAAGATGAACTCGAAAACTGTGAACGTCAACGAAGTGGTGCGTGATTTCGTGAATAAGCATTATCTCACCGTCTGTAAGTGGGTAGGTACTGCTGCTACTATTGTCGGCGCTCTTGCTACTGCTGGTGGCTTTGACCCGATTAATATTATCGCATTCAATCTCGGTTCTGTGTTCTGGCTTCTTGCTGCTATTCGTATGAAGGATGCTGCTCTTATGTCAGTGAACGCAGGTCTGCTTGGTATCTATGCATTGGGTGCTATTGTTCGTTTTATCTAATAATATAGTGTAGGTGCGTTATGAACTACAGAGAAGTTGTATTGCCAGCTGGCACATTTCGTATGTATGATGATCGTCCCAACGTGTGGGTAGAAGTTCCGCGTAACGACGGCTACAAGAATTGGGTCGAGCGCGGCTACGCAATGGCAAACGAAAGTAATAAGTAATGCCCTATACCATTTATGACGCAATGCAGGACGAAGTTGAATTTCTGCGAGAAATGGCAAAGGTCGAAGATAAAGCTGACAGATTTATTGCATCTTCAATCTATCGTGCTGTAGCTAATTCTCACCAGCGTATCATTAACCGGGTCAAAAGCGGCACTGATTATGCTCTAGAAATTGTTGACGGTGAGATTAAGAGCGTTAACAAGAAGTCCGATCGCAAGACCCTTGAAGAGGAATATCCTGCGCTTAAGAAAGCTGCTGAACAATATAATCTTATTAAAGATTTGGTTGATGCCTCGCCCGATGATGAAAAAGGTTCCAATTAATTTTGGTTCCGGCGATTTTTTGGTTGACAATATCCGCTCGATTTGATAAAACAGTAATTGTTGAAACGCTGTTGAAAGGCTTTTTATGACTACTGTTCTCGTCAAGTCGGGTGAGTATCGCAATCTCCCCGTTATCAATACCCAGTTCACGCTCGTTGAAGGCATCAAGCACGGTGCTAAGGGCGCTTATATTACTGTCAAGAATGAAGGACAGTTCCCCCATCAGATTGAAAAGGTCAAGATCCGTATTGAAAGCGCGGACGACATTGAAGTGAATGGTGTTGCTACAGCAACCTCTACTATCACCGAATCCGACGATGAAGCGATGGACCGTATCGCTACCCGTTTCGAAATCCTCGATGAAATGTCTGCTGCTTGTATCAAAGGTGATGTTCGTGCGATGATCGTTTCGGGCCCTCCGGGTGTTGGCAAGAGTTTCGGCGTTGAAGCACAGCTTGAAAAGGCTTCACTGTTCGACAAGCTTGCTAACAAGCGTCAGCGTTATGAAGTTGTAAAGGGTGCTATGACTGCTCTCGGTCTGTATGCCCAGCTGTATCGCTACAGTGATAAGGGCAACATCCTCGTGTTTGACGACTGTGATAGCGTCTTTGGTGACGAACTTGCTCTGAATATTCTCAAGGCTGCTCTTGACAGCGGCAAGCGTCGGCGTATTTGCTGGAACTCGGACTCACGCCTTCTGCGTGATGAAGGTATCCCGAACACATTCGAATACAAGGGTAGTGCTATCTTTATCACGAACCTCAAGTTTGCTAATGTTCGTTCGAAGAAGTTGCAGGATCACCTCGAGGCTCTGGAAAGTCGTTGTCACTTCATCGACCTGACGATTGATACCGAGCGTGATAAGCTGCTTCGCATTCGTCAGGTCAATCGTGATGCTGATGGTGGTCTGTTCAAGGACTACAACTTCCAGAACAACGAGGGTGAAGAAATCCTTGACTTCATGGAAAAGAATGTCAAGCGTCTCCGCGAACTTTCGATCCGTATGGCTCTTAAGATTGCCGATCTTCACAAGATCAGCCCGAACAAGTGGCAGGTGCTTGCTGAAAGCACTTGTATGACCCGCGCATGAGGTATGCACTGATCGCATTGTGTGTTCTGCTTTCGGGGTGTGATACTCGCCCCGAACATGCAGAATGGCGAATGGAATGTGTAGCTAGTCATGATGAAACAGAAACCGTCCTAGTGCCAATGTCATTTGATGGCAAGACAACCATGATGATGCCGCAGGCTCAGGTATATACAGTGTGTGATCAATATGCCCCTGTGTGTATTCCCGGCAAAGATGGATCAACCGAATGCAAGTGACGCATATTCCCCTAGATACTAACAACCGCATGCTTCGCATTGGATTTGGGAAGCATGACGGTCGTTGGTTCGCTAGAGTTGATCTATGGTACTTTGGAGTAAGAGTTAGTCAATAATAATAAATGCCTTTCAACAAACTTGCGGGGACTTCGGTCCCTGCTTTTTTGCCAATATGCTTGTAAATAATAGACGACAGTGTTATAGTATGGATATGAAGAACAAAGAACAGCTATTATACTTCTTCCTTCAGGGTAAGATTAGCTTGAGTCAGTATGACTACAAGTTCATGGCCAACCTGCAAACCATGATACAGAACAATGCTAGGGTTACTAGTAACCAGGCAGAATTGTTCGATAAATTGATTAGCAAATACAAAAAACAGTTGACCAAGAACGGTCTTGTTAAAGAAGAATTAAAGGATCTACCATGGAAGACTATGGTAGTTGAAAGCACACCTGAATACACCGGTGCTTCCGTCAAATTAGTCGGAGACGATATCACTATTAAGGTACCCTTCAACAAGACTTTCATTGGACAATTTCGGTCTGCTGAAAACAATACCTATAGCTGGGACGGAACAGAAAAACTCTATAGAGCAAACTTCACTACATTAGCCTTGAAGGTTGCTTATAATATCTTACCTAAGTTCTTCTCTTCGGTGAGGTATTGCGATACATTAGAGCCGATCATCAACGAACTTGTAAAGTATGAAAGCTTAGTTTGGAATCCCACTGCTAGAAAAATGGGAGACAAGATAGTAATCATAGCTAGTAATGAAGTATTGGCTAGTTTGATTACTGA